TCCTTCCCCTGTCCGATGGAGTGGCTGCATGGCGGCTGTGATGCGTTTCGTTCTCCTGCTGGTCTTGCTGGGCACGCTGCCACTGACGGCCAGCGCCGAGCCGATCACGACCTTCCTGGCGTCGACCGCCTTCACGGTGGCCGGCGCGGCCGTCTCCTGGGGCACGGTCATCACCGTGGCCGTGACTGCCGCGACCAGCGTCTACGGGTCGGTCCAGGCCAAGAAGCAGGCCCGCGCGGCAGCGCAGCGCAAGTTCCAACAGGACGTGGCCAACCTGCAAGAGCGCACGACAACCATCGTCGCGGCAGATGACCCGTGGATCATCGTGTACGGCCAGCCGGCGCCCACGGGTGGCTCCATCAAGGCGGTGCACTGGAGCGGCGACAAGGCGCAGTTCAAGCACATCCTGATGGTGCTGGCCTCCCACGAGTGCGAGGCAATCGACGATCTGCTGATCGACGGCGAGAGCCTGCAGCTGGACGCAGCTGGCTGGGCGCAGCACCCATCGTTTCAGCTCGAATACGGCATCCCCCGGGACATCACGTACCCCTTCGAAGTCAAGGCCTACACGCATCACGACGAGTTCAACGGCTCGACGACGACGGTGTACGCGGCGGCCGTCGACACGAGCGCCGATGGCCTGTTCTACCAACCGCAGATCCTCGCGATCCGGGGCGACAACGGTGCGAACCTGCTGGGCGTCCTCGGGCTGGGCTCGACCGCTGCTGTGCCTGGCCAGATCCAGCATTACGGCTTCATGCTCATGGGCAACGAGTCGCACCTGGGCCTCAAGGGCATGGTCACCATCCGCGTCGACGGCGGTGGCAGCGCGCTGCACGTCAGCAAGCACCTCTCGCGCAACGGCGTCGACTTCGCCGATCCGGTCATGCTGGCCGCGCAGCCCTCGTTCGGCTGGACGGCGGACCACAAGCTCACCGGCTACACCTACGTCGTCATCACGATCAATCTCTTGCTGGAGCGCTTCCAGAGCGGTCTGCCGGCCGTCACGGCCCGCCTGAGGGGCAAGCGCGTCTATGACCCTCGCACGGGCCAGACGGTTTACAGCCGCAACCCGGCGCTGTGCCTGGCCGACTTCCTGCGCTCGGAGGCCGGCTATGGCGCGCTGCCCGAGCAGATCGAACAGAACGCCCTGATCGCAGCAGCCAACGCCTGCGACCGTGTCGCCTATGGCTCGGGCGCCTGGGCCGACACCCAGACCTACGGCAACTCGGCGCTCTGGTACGTCTGCGACGGCATGTTCCGCACCGACCAGGACCGCGACACGACACGCCAGCAGCTCGAAGACGCGATGGCGGGTTTCAGCCTGGAGTCGGGCGGCGTGTGGCGCATCCAGGCCGGCGCCTGGAGCACGCCAGTGCTCGCGCTGACCGATGCCGACATGCTCGCGCCGACGTCGGTGCTGCAGACCGGCAACCCGGGCACTGCGCGCTTTAACGGCGCGCGCGGCACCTACGTGAACCAGGGGCGCAACGGCGTTTCCGAGGACATCACGCCCTACGTCAACCAGGTCTTCCGGGCTGCGGACGGAAAGGACAAGTGGCTCGACCTGCCGCTGTCGTTCACGGCCTCCCATGCCCGCGCGCACCAGCTCGCACGCACTCTGGTCGAGCAGAGCCGCGGCGGCCTCATCCTGCAGATCAGCCCCAAGATGCTCGCTTGGCACCTGCAGCCCGGCGACCGCATCACGGTCAGCAGTGCGCTGTACGGCTTCACCAACAAGTACTTCCGCGTCCAGGACTGGACCTACGTGCCGACTTCGCCGCTCGCCCTGCAGGTGGTCGAGGACGAGCCGAGCTTCTACGACCTGGCCGACGAGACGCAGGCAGATCCGGCGCCCAACACGAACCTCCCGAGCCCGCTGCTCAAGCCTGATCCGCCATTCGACTTCGCGGTCTACTCGGGCGTGCAGGAGATGGTCATCCAGGGCGGCACCGCCGTTGTGCGCGTGCGCGCGGCTTGGGCCAAGTCGAACTCGGCCGCCGTGCGCATGGGCGGCGTGACCCGGCTGCAGTGGCGCACCGTCGAGCCGGTGAGCGACTGGCAGACGCAGGATCTGCCGGGTGACGCCACCGAGGGCTACATCCTCGGCCTGGCCGAGCACGCCGCCTACCAGGTGCGCGCGCGCTTCCAGACGGCCTACGCCAGCTCCAACTGGGTGATGGTCGACCACACCGTGATCGGCAAGGGCGGAAGGCCCGACGACGTCAACGGCCTGGCGCTGGGCGTGGGCGCCAGCGGCATCGAGGCGAGCTGGCACCAGCCGACCGGCCTGGACCTGCTGGACTGGAGCACCACCAGCCTGCGCATTGGCGCGACCTGGGAACTGGCCACCGAGGTTTTCTCCGCGAAGGCGACGTCGGCCAACCTCGGGTGGCTGCAGGCCGGCACGCGGCGCGTGTGGGCCACGCACGGCAGCACGTCGAACGAATGGTCGGTGCCCGTCTCGGCTTCCATCGACATCCTGGCGCCGGCGCAGCCGGTGGTGACGGGCACCGTGTGGCGCAACGAGATCGAGCTGGCCTGGCAGGACTGCAAGACCACCCAGCCGTTGTCGCTGTACGAGCTGCGTCGCGGCCCCACCTTCACCGACTCGGTGGAGATCGGACGGACGGTGGATCGGGCCTTCGTGAGCACCGAGGCCACGGGCACGCACATGTACTGGGTGCGCGCGGTCGACGCGGGCGGCAACGCGAGCGCCGCAGGCTATGTCCAGCTCACGGTGCTGCCCGGCATCGACGACGCCCTGGCCGAGCTGGAAGAAGGGCTGCAGGAACAGGTCGACGAGCTGGTGCAAGGTGGCCAGGCCAACAGCCAGGCCATCGCCCAGGAGGCGGCAGATCGGGCTGCAGCCGATGCCGCCGAGCTGGCCGCACGCACCGCAGCCGATGCGGCCGAGACGGTCGCCCGTGGCGCTGCCATCGCGGCAGAGACCTCGGAGCGCCAGGCAGCTCTCGTGGCCGAGGCCCAGACGCGCACGCAGCAGGTCACCCAGGTCGCCAACGCCATCACGGCGGAGGCCGCTGCCCGAGCTGCCGCTGACACGACAGAGACAAACGCCCGCATCGCGGCCGTTTTCCAGGAGGTCGCCGACCGCCAGGCGGCCGTGACGGCAGAGGCCACCACCCGCGCCGCAGCGATCACTGCGGAGCAGAACGCACGCGCCGCCGCACTGCTCGCAGAGACGAACGGCCGCAATGCCGCTATCGCCCAGGAAGCCACGACCCGGCAGACGGCCGACGAATCCCTGTCGACGCGCATCACGACCCTCAACGCCTCGCTCAGCACCGCGCAGGCCGCACTGCAGACCGAGCAGACGGCCCGGGTCGCTGGTGACGCCGCTGAAGCCACGGCGCGCCAGCAGCTGGCCACGCAGCTGCAGGCCGCAGACGCCACGCTCACCTCGGCCATCGCATCCGAAGCGACCGCGCGCAGCACGGGCGACGCGGCCGAGGCACGCACGCGGGAATCGCTCACTGCCGCCCTGATCGGCAAGAAGGACGTCGCGGCCGATCTCTCCTACGTCGACGGCGACTCGCTCGACGCGGACTTCCTGGCAGCGGAGCAAGAGGTCTGGGAGCCGCTGGCGCTGGGCATGCTCGGCACCGGACTCATCGCCGAAGAGCGCCAGGCGCGGATCACCTCCGACGCCGCCGAGGTGTCGGCGCGCGAGACGCTGCAGGCCCAGCTCACGGGCGGCTACACCGGCTCGGATCTCGGCCAGGTCGTGAGTGGCCTGCTGTTCCAGGAGAAGACGGCGCGCGCCACGGGCGACGAAGCCCTGGCCCAGCAGATCACGCTGATCTCGGCGGGCGTGGGCGAGCAGTTCGACCCGGCCAAGATCTGGTACTTCGATTCCGGCCTCGAGTCCTGGACCGGCAACGGCGTGCCCACCGCCAGCGGCGGCTGGATGCGGCCGGCGAACCACGCCACGGACCCATATGCCGTGTCGCCCACGGGCCTGGCCAGCGTGGGATCGACCTACAGCCAGGTGCGCCTGCGCATTCGCAAGGTGGGCGCGCCCGCATGGGCCGGCACGATCTTCTGGCGCGCGGCGGCGGATGCAGGCTTCGACGCCGGCCGCAGCGCCGTGATGACCGAGCCCACCTACGACGGCGCCGGCATCGGCATGGTCAACGTCAGCCCCGGCTGGAACGTCACGGTCGACCAGATCCGCGTCGACCTGTCGGCGGCCCAGACGGCAACCGAC